CTGGAATCGGCTCTGATTTAATGTATCAAAAAATGTGGAATCAGTTTCCTGAACATGATATTTTTATACTTCATGCAGATATGCACCCATTTAAAGATGGGTGGTGGGAAGAAATGCTAGAATATGTTGACAAATACCCAGAAGCAGGAATGCTAGGATTATTGTTGTTATACCCTGCACAAGATAATAACTATCAACACTATATACAGTGTGCTGGTGGGCAATTTACTAATGGTAAACCAGATCATTTTGGTAGTGGTTTAATACTTGAAAATAAATCACAATTTAAACAAGATTTAGAAGTTGATGATGGAAGATATACAACAGTTCGAGAAGTAGCATGGACAACTTTTGGAGGTTGTTATCTCAGAAGAAGTTTTTTGAATACTGTAGGAGATTTTAGTCCAGAATATGAATGGACATATAATAGAGATGTTGATTATTGTTTAAAAGCTAGAGAATCTGGAGAACATATTTATCAAATACCTGTTAGGCTTTTACATCACGAATCAAGAGATAATAAAAGAATAAAAGATCAGTCTAAAGCTGATATGGAAAGCAGAAACTTACAAACACTGCTGGCGAAATGGGCAAATTCAAAATTTTATAAAACGCTGGACAAAGAGATAAAAAGTGGATAAAGTATATATAACGAAACAAGAAATGTATGATGGTATAGAAAAAGAAGCTAAAAAATTAAAATCAGGTAGTAATGGTCCTATAATAACTGTATTAATATTTATATGGTTTATGTGGGCATTAATATTCTTAGCAATACCAGCTTTTATATCATTAGTATTACTAATAGTAATTTATGCACCGTTCTATGTTATAGATAAAAAAATTGTTAAAAGGAGAAATAATGGCTAAATTAAATAAACTATGGGTGCAAGCTGCTCTAGAAATGTCACAAGTAGATAAGGACAAACTTGATTGGTGGCACAAAAAAATTCCAGGAGCGTCCTCTAATAGATTAAGAGGTTTTATTAATAATTTATGTGGAGCTGATAATGTAAATTATCTTGAAATAGGTGTTTATAAAGGTTCAACAATAATTGCAGCAGTAACTAATAATCCTAAAACAAAAGCTTGGGGTATAGAAAATTCTAGCTATGATTTTAGACAAACTTTTCCTGATCAAATACCAGAAGGGTCTCCTTGCTGGCCTTCTATGATACGTGATTTGAATGAAAATCTAAAAAAATGGAGCACTCATTTAAATTATGTACCTGATGCTATAACTATTATAGAAGATTCTTTTCAAAAGGTAGATTATAGCAAACTTCCAACATTTAATGTATGTTATTTAGATATAGAAAAATTAAATCCTGTTGTGTATGATGAGTTTTTTACTACAGTATATCCAAAGCTTAATAAAGAGTGTGTTTTGATAGTATCTGGAGTTACAAATCCTATACTTATGGAAGAATTAAATAAAGCTCTACTTAGACATGATGATAGTTTTACTATAGATTATGAGTTTTTAAAAATTAGTGGAGCAGGTTCAGATAGTAGAAATTATTGGAACGGAATCAGAGTACTAGGATTAAAAAGAAAAATTAAAGCAGCTGTTAAAAAAGCTGTAGTAAAAACTACTCCAAAAACAACTAAAGAGGACTAAATGAAAAAGAAGTCAGTAATAAGTTTAATAAGCTATGATGCAGCTTACTTACCTGAAAGTATATCTAAATATTATAACTATGTAGATGAAATTGTTTTAGGTCTTGATAAGAATAGAACTACTTGGAGTGGTAATAGTTTTTCTTTTGATGAAAAACAATTATGGTCTGAGCTAGGTGCTATTGATGGAGATTCAAAAATTTCTATTGTAGAAGAGGACTTTGTAAAAAGTAAAATTGCTATTGAAAATGACAACTATGAAAGAAATTTTCTTAAAGCACAATGTACCAATGATTGGATTTTTAGTATAGATGCAGATGAATATTTAGTTAATCCAAAAGATTTTTTTTATAATTATTGCCCTCTTGTAGAGCGTTACTATAATAAAGCAGATATTTGCATGACTTGGGCAACTCCTTATAAAACCATTGATGATAGCACATTAGTAATTGCTAATGAAGATGGAACCCCTTTCTTTGGCGAAAATCAAGGTATGACAACTTCTAAAGATAGTACTTTTACTTATGCTAGATGGACTGATAAAAGTGCTACAGGACACAATAGACTCTTATCCCCATTAGTAGCTATTCATTGGAGTCTTTGTAGAAATAAAGAAGACTTACACGAAAAAATTAATAATATTGGTCACTCAGACTTAGTAGAAAATGACCCATTTTATAGGATTTGGAATCAAGTAACTATGGATAATTATGAAGAATTACATAATTTTAAAACTTCAGGTTTAGGACAAGCGCAATGGCCTATTCTTAGGGCTATGGATTCAGAACAAGTTATAAACTATATAGAACAACATTTAGATAGGGCATATTAATATGATAATTGATTTTTTAGGAAAATTTTATGATAATCACTCTCTTTCTATTGTTAATAGAAATCTAATAATTAAATTAGCAGAAGCTCATCCTGATTGGGAAATATCTATTACTCCTTTAGATAGTTATGATCCTGAGTATAAACTAGATAAGAATATAGTTAAACAATTAAAAATATTAGAGCAAGCAGAAACAAGTGAACCAGATATACAAGTAAGACATTCATATCCTCCTATTTGGCAATGGCCTGCTAGTGATAGAACTAAAGTAGTATTTATACAACCTTGGGAATATACAAAAGCACCTTTTGAATGGCAGTATAAGTTTGAAACTTTTGCAGATGCTTTGATTGTTCCTAGTAAGTTTGTTTCAACAGTATTTAAAAATGCAGGACTTAATCCAGAAAATTTATTTGTAGTTCCTAATGGCTATAATAAAGAATTATTTAATACAGATGAAGATAATTCAGATAGTAAGTATATAAATAAAGATAAATTTAATTTTTTATATGTAGGAAATTCTCAATGGAGAAAAGGACTAGATATACTTATGAATGCATGGAAAGATTGTTTTAAAAAATTTGATAATACAACTCTAACTATTAAAGATAATCCTAAAATATATGGACAAAGTAATGTATTAAATGAAATTATTAAGATGCAATATAAAACAGGTTGTTCACAAGTACAATATATTGATGAAGATCTATCAGATAAAGAAATGGCTGCATTATTTAAAGCATCTGATATAATAGTACATCCTTATAGAGCAGAAGGTTTTGGTATGCATATACAAGAAGCAATGGCTTGTGGTTGTATTCCTGTAGTATCTGCAGATGGTGCTACAGATGATTTTGTATCTCATGAAAATGGTTTTTTACTTCCAGTAGAGCGTAAAGCTATGAATATAACAGATTCTAATGTTTTTGCAATGAAACCTGGAGATGCTATGACAGGTATGAGTACTCATACTTTTTATAATGAACCCAATGTAGACGCTTTAAAAAATGGTATTAAAATGATATATCATTCACATAATAAAGAAGAAGAAATTTACTCTAAAAAAGATGCTATGAATATGGTAAATACATGGAAAAAAGTTGCAGAAGATTATGCAACTGTATTTGAAAAAGTTATTAATAGATCTAATATTGTTAGATATTGACTTTTTAGTGATTTGTAATACTATAGTGTTATAAGGAGAATATAATGGATGAATTAGACGAATTTTTTGCAAATCTAGAAGTAGAAGCAATAAATAGTAAACCACCAGAAATACCTAGTTTAGATCGTAAAATTATTGATGATTTTCATGGTAATGTTCCTATATTTAATGAAGAAGTTAGTGGGCAATTGCCCACTATCACTCGTAAAGCTCAGATATATATTACCGATGTTTTAGAAAAAGGACAATATTTTAGATTTGCAGTAGATGGTGGAGGTTGTTCTGGTTTTAATTATGCTTTTGATGTGGAAACACACCCTAAAAAAGATGATATACAATTTTCAGAGAACCCGCCAGCAGTTATTGACTCTGTTAGTTTAAAGTATTTATATGGAAGTATAATTGATTTAGATACGTCTAGCTTAAGTAAACAACTAGTAGTAGATAATCCAGGTGCTAAAGCAAGTTGTGGTTGTGGTACTAGTTTTGCTTTTGATGAAGCAATGTTGTTAGAGGCAGGAATATAATGAATTATAAAGAAATAGCCACTGAAAGTGGGTTACCTTGGTTAGAACTTGATATAGATATACCTCATGAAGATATGTTAAAAGAAGCAATATCTTTAAAAGACGAGTTTGTTAAACATAGAGATCAAGATAATGGGGGTGGAGCTTATCGACATAAAGGTTGGCGAAGTCTATGTATTCACGGAATAGACCCACAAAAAACTAATCATTTTACTCAGTATGGTTATAATAGCCATGAAGAAACTCCTTATGACTGGACAGAGATATGTGCAAGGTGTCCTATAACTCATGAGTTTTTTAAATATTATTTTCCCTATGATATATATTATAGAGTACGATTTATGTTATTAGAGCCACAAGGGTATATTACTCCTCATGAAGACTCTGAAGAACATAGATTAGCACCTACTAATATAGCATTAAATAATCCTGAAGGCTGTAATTTTAAAATGAAAGGTCATAAAGGGTATTTACCTTTTGCTCCTGGAAAATCACTATTATTAGACGTAGGTAATACACATGCAGTATATAATAATAGTGATGAAGATAGATACCATATAATAGTGCATGGTAAAATAACAAAAGAATTTAAAGAGTTGGTAGAACGTAGCTATGCGAAAAATGGGCCTAAATAAAAATTACGTAGTAGCAATATTTGATGACCCAAAGTTTGCGTCTAGAAATATGTCTATACAAGAAAAACGTAAAGAAATTACAGAGTTTTTTACAAGATTTAAATATTTTGGACCTATAATTTATGGTAAGTCAGTTAATGATGTTTTAGATAAAGCATTAGAGCATGACGTAGAATACTGTATAGTACAAGCTGTAGGTCATATTGTTAGAGATGGTTCATTTTTTAAAATTATAGAAAAATGGATGAGTAAAAAGAATTTTTTTGTCACAGGACATATTATGGATAAAGAAACTCCAAATAGTAATTGGGCAGAAGGTAATGGTTATTATGGGTTACACAAACAGTGTATACTAGTTAATTTAAATTATTATAAAAAATTTGATAAACCTGTGTGGGGCGATGCTAAACATAAATTAGATAAGCCAGAACATTTAGCTTCTGCTAATAGACATGCTAAGGATATACATGATGATTATACGCCTTTATCAGTTATGCCTACAGAAGAAACTAAAGTATGTACTCCTCTAGTAGATGGTTGGAATTTTATAAATACCAGTCTAGAGAATGGACTTACTGTATATAATTTTCATCCAAAAATTAGAGACGCAAAAGAATTTGTTTATCCTACTAGTAGTATCGAAGACTTACAGACTCAGTTATCTTGGGTTAATAATATAGTAAATTATGCACCACAATGTGTATTTTTATGGAATACAGAAACATATTTAGATTTAAAATATTGTAAAATACAAGAGCCGGTTAGGCATTTATACACACTAGCAGCTAGTTTTAAACCTCATATTATATTAAATACTTTTAACTTTGAAGATGATGCAAAAGTTAATTTTTATGATTATAGTAAACCTGCACTAGCTTATAAAAAAATGATGTTAAAACAGTGGAATGGTGAAGACTATCCCACATTTATAAACTGGGCTAGAAAAAAATACTCATTTAATGAAACACATGGAACTCTTACTGAAAATGAAACAGATAAAATGTTATGGGAAAGAGAAATATCTTGGTGGGGTGGTGAAGATATTATAAAAAATCACTGGCAAAGATATAGAAAGTTAGAACATACATGGACTCATGTAGATATATCAAAAGATTGTACTCCTATAACTAATAAAATAATTAATGAACCAGGTAGTGTAATATGGTGGAGTAATGCTTTTCATACTGTAAATGCCCATTATCTTCACGGACTAAAAGGGGTTACTACTAGTTATAAAACTTGGATAGACGAAATTACTAAACAAAATCCTAATATATGGATACTAGGAAAAGACTTTTTAGATAGACCTGTAGAAGGAGGTCAAATAAAAGATTATGCTATTAAAAGCTAAAACAAGACTAGAGTTTGATAATAGCTGGGTCACACAACTTAAATTTGTAGAACATACAGATCAAGATCTTGCAGGCCATGTAGATGCTATAGCAGTAAAAAGTGAATCAGGAAGTGTATTTGATTTTTATAGATCTAATCCTTTAGAGAATCCTGACGATTTTAAATACACAGCTTTATACTATAAAATACCTCAAGTTAAAAACTTAGTAGATCATTTTCAACTACAAACTACTAGGGTGCGTATACATAGACAACTACCAGGACAAGACATTCCTTTACATACTGATGGCAATAATACAGCAGTAAAAGATAAAAATGATTATATGGTTAGAAGTATTACGGCATTAACAGCCAGTAAAGATTTTACATATAACTTTATAGATACAGAAAATAAACGTAGAGTTCAATGGCTGCAACAAGGAGAAACTATACTTTTTGACCCTGATTTAGTGGCTCATGGAATGTCAAATAAGTCAAAAACAGAAACTAGATATGCATTGGTACAGATATTTAAGTTATACCCAGTTACTAAATGGGCAAGAGATTTTATAAGTACCGAAAAAGTAGTAATAATATGAATATAGACTTTGGCACAGCGTTTCATAAACCTAATGGAAATGCAGTAAAAGTAACTATTAATGAATTTAGAGATAAACTATATCTACATATAAGAGATTATACAATGGATGGAGATACCGGACAATGGTTTCCTACTAAAACAGGATTTTCTATTCCAGCAGATGAAGTTAGCTCTTTAATACCTCTACTAAATGATGCTGCAGAAGCAGTAGCTCAGAGGTATATATGGAATAATCAATTAGAATTGGAATTTGAAGAATTGGAGAATGAATATGAGTATTAAAGCTTGGAATGATGAACAAGAAGCTGAATTAACTAGGCTTTATCTTAAAGAAGAAATTAAAGATGTACATGAATTAGCATCTATTTTTGAAAAAGGTTATAGAAGTGTAATAAGTAAACTAGTACAACTTAAAATATATGAAAAACCTGAATTAGACGAAGAAGATAAATCATTAACTGTAAAAGTTATGTTACGAGAGTTAGAAGAGATTCTAGGTGTAGAAGTGGTAGGAACTAATTTAAATAAAAAAGAAAATTTAAGTAAGTTGTTAGAAGCTATCAAAAAGAAAATTGGCTAATGGGAACACTTAAACCAGGTGTACCATTAGTCTATGAACGAGTAGGTGGTGTCGTATATGGTAGATACCACGGAACAACAGATAGATTTAAAATTGGAGAAGAAATGAGACCAATATCACCAAACGATATAAAACCAGAACCACATAAAGTTGGTTGGGATTCTACTGCTAGACATGGTCATAACCAATATACACAAGAAGAAATAGAAGATTTAGGTTTTAAAATAGTTATGGAACGTCAAGAAGATGGTTCTATAAATATTGGGCCTAAAACGAGTGTTTATAAGTTTAATGAAGATAAACTTATAGAAGAGTTTACAGACTATATTGATAGTACTTATGCATCACACTATAATACCAATAAAATTCAATCTATGGAAAATATTATAGATAAAGGTCATGGCACTGGATTTTGTATGGGTAATGTAGACAAATACGCGAGTAGATACTTAAATAAAGGTACGAGAGATGATGCTCGTAAAGATTTAATGAAGGTGTTACATTATACACTTCTTCAATTACATATACATGATAATAACTTATAAGGACTAATCATGAAATATATCGTAGATATTG